GCTTGCGTGGTAATACACTCGGGACAATCGAGGTCCTCGGAATTCTTCGATCTGGTCCAGTTGATCGCGTCGAATTGGACCGCCCCGCTGGTCGATCCGGTCGCCAGGGCCATCAGGTTACCACCGTAAGCCGTCGTGACCTTCTGAGCCGAGCAGATCGAGCCGCCCCCACCGATCGAGCCCTCGATCCAGTCCTCCTGGAAGCAGAGCTCGAAGAGATGATCGGTCGCCGGAGCCAGGTCGCAGGAAATACTAGCGAGCACCGTGGCCCCCTTCAGGATCCTGATCTGGGCGTCTGTCGCCGTCCCTGAGCCGATCGTAATCTCCAGGGCGTGATAGTCCCCCCCGCTGGTTAAGTCGACCAGGACCTTCAGGACGTCCCCGTCGGATCCGTTGACATAGCCGGAGACCTTATCGAAACCGGTCCGGAAGTTCTCCAGCTTCGTCGTCACCTGGGCGGAACTGCTCGAGGTCTCGAGCTTGTTCGACGCTATGGACCAGGACCCGCTGGTCTGAGTCCACTTACACCCGAGGTCCGACGAGTCCGCCCGGTCGAAGTAGTCCGAGACGATCGTACAACTCGAGTTTTTACAGTCGGGACAAGACCCCTTGTCGACGCGGTTGTGATTCCAGGCGAAATCATCGAAGCTCGCCGAGCCGGCGAGAGTCCCGGTCCCCACTCCCACCTGGTCGCCGGTCGCCGTGATCGATCCCTCACAGAACGACCAACTATCGGTCCCGATCGTCAGCTTGACGCAGAGCTCCCCGTCGTCGTTCGGGTAACTGTCATCCTGGAAGCATACGTCGAGCCGGTAATCTGTCGCCACCTCCATCAGGCCGAGGGTCCGAGTTGTCCCGAGTTGAGACGTGGATCCGCCGACCCGCTCGAAGAACTTGAGCTCGGAGCAGGTCGCCGTGTTGATCGTCAGCTCAACGAAGACGTAGTCGTCCGCAGAATCGTAAGCGACGACGCCGCGGATCGCTGACGCCGTCGCCGAGACCTGGCCCACGATCGCGACGTGGTGAGAGCTGGATCCGTCGGGATGATTCGTGGCATGGATCGCCAGGGCGTCCGAGCTGCTGGTCTCCATCCGATTCGAGACGATCGACCAGGTCCCCGCGACCTGGGTCCATCCGGAGCCCAGGGTCGATCGATTGAAATCGTCGGCCGCGATGTCGCAGCCAGTACAGCAGCAAGGATAGCCAGGCATTTATGAGCAATCGAGCTGAATCAGCTCCCACCTCTCGAAGCCGACGTGATTATTCCAGGCGAGCAGACAGTCAGCATCGTCTGAGCCTGACCAGGAGAAGACGTTGTGAGCGGTAATTGCGTCCGTGTCGAGGTGTTGTAAACCGTCCATCGGGACGAGGGTGTCGACACTAATCGAGGCGTCGGTCTCGGCCAGCGACCCGGTCAGCTTGGCCCGATACATCGAGGCGAACTTCGAGCGGTGATTCCCGAGCAGACATAGAGACCACTGGACGCCGGTTGTCGCGGGCTTATGCCAGAGGATCGACGGACCCGTCTCTCCGCCGGTCCAGCTCTTGAGCTCCGTTGTGTTGCCATCCTGGGCGATCCCGATATCGTCGTGGTCGTTGACGATGTCTATCTTTACTGGCGAGACTCCGGCGACCTTGACCCAACCGACGAAGCCCTTTGGAATAGCCCCCTGGCAGATCCCCAGTTTTCCGACGTGCTGAGAGTAATTGAGCGAGGCCGTCCGGACCGGGATCTCCGCCTCGAAGGTCGGCGTCGAGAAGAACTCGGACTCATTATCCTCATCGCTGATGACCATCGTCCCGAGACCGACAATATTGAACCGGCCGAGATCGGTCCCGGTGTTATTTCGGACGCGGACCTGGACACCGTATCCGAATTTGCCACTCCCCCCGCCACCCATAGACCGAGCGCGCGCCTGGTAGTCGGCGGCCGCGTCGATCATCGCGTTGTATGTCTCAGCGGGGATCGCCAGGCCGTCCCCTGGCTGGACTTTATCGAGGGCCATTAGTCACCCCCGCCGAATCCGTCTTGCTGTTCGTTCTCGTTTTCTCTGCGCTTGTCGAGCGACGAGTTAGCGATCCCCAGGTCGGCGAAGTCAAAGGCCTGATAGATCTCCGCAACGTGTACGCTGAACGGTCGCGGGACGATCGCCTTCGCTTCCGCGTCCTCCTCTTCCGAGTAAAACGTCCAGAGGTATTCATGGCCATCCTTGCGGACGACGTTGATCCCTCCGACGTCTATATTGGTCTGGTTCTCACTGGCCTCGAATTTATAGGTCACCGCGACGTGATTGTCTGAATAGGACCCGCTGGCCCCCAGGAAGAGCACCTCGCCGGGCGAGAACTGGCGGAAGTCGCTCTCGTTCGTCTTGCCGGTGTTGCGGGCGACGTCCATCAGCCAGGCGGGGGTGAGTAAGTTAGCCGGGAAGGTGTGGGTCTCCTGCCAGGTCAGCCGCGGGATCACTATATCCTGGCCCTTGACCTCGCGGTCCGACGTGACGTTGATCGCATTTTTAAAATTGGGAGCCGGGTTACCACCTGGCCGCGGGTATCCGCGTTGGTCGAGGGCTTGCTTGACGTTAAACGTCGCTCCGCTGGTGTCCCATGAGTAGCTGAGCTTATCCTCGTCGTCCACTGGCTTCGAGTAATTGACAACGATCGCCCACAGATCCGGACGACCCATAGGCGAGATCTCGGCGGACTTCATCTCCAGACCGTCGTAAGTCGGCGGAGCAGTCCGGAGGACCAGGGCCTTCACAGCGAAGTCGTCGGCGGTTCCGTCGACGACGTACTCGAGAGTCACGCTCGGGTCCGCCGACATACTGGACCGCCTGGACGCCAGCCGCTCATTTATTGTTGCCATTGTCTGACCTTACTTGAAGAACTGACCCGGACCTTCTCGGAGTATTTGTCGGTGAATTGCCGGCAGAACCGCGACGTCTTCCTTCATCTCGCCGAGCTTCTCGACTGCCTTATCCATTCCGTCCGCGACTTTTTCGATCCCCTTCTTCTGTCCAAAGTCGCCCATCCTGGCGACCGCCGCCGCGGAGAATGCTCCGCCCGGTTGTATCTTCTTGACCGTCTCCATCGCGTCCCACTCGGGGAGATCGGCGGGGTCGAATTTCGGCATCCCCGGCGCGACGAATTCGGGGCCTTTGGCCGCTCCCGCCCGCTGGTGCTTCTGCCGCTTGTTCGCTGCCTCAACTGTCGCCAGGCGGAGCCGCTCTTTCGCGGCGTCAATCCCCTCCTGTATATCCCGCATCTCCTCGCCGACCTCGCCGCGTAGATTATCGTTGAGGTCCCGCACCTCTTGCGCCTGTTCGGCCGCCCGGTCACTGACTGGACCCCTTTCGTCCAGTTTCTTCTGGAGGGCGTCCTGGTATTTCGTCCCGCCGCCCGCTCGCTTGTCCATCATCCTCGCGATTCCGGCCGCATACTTGCGCTGATCCTTTTCGTCCCAGCCGCCGAAAAGCGTCGTCTTGATGTCCTTCCAGAGATTCTCGAACCAGTGAGCCATTCCAAGCATCGACTGTTTCCACCAGACCTTGAGACCGACCCAGGCTTCGCGGATCCCCTGGGTCCCGCTGAGCCAGGCGGACTTGATCCCCAGCCAGGCGATCTCAGCAGCCAGAGCCCACTCGCCGGAGAGCAGGGCGTCGGTGATACCACCGAAGGCCCACTCCGCCGATTCTCTCATGCCCTGCCAGGCGTCACTGAGCACGCCGCCAGCTGCATTAGTCGCCCGGACCAGGTTACCCGTCGCCGCGACCATCCCGACAAGAGCTCCCGCGATAAATCCGAAGGGGCTCACGAGGAAAACAACGACACCGCTCAACACCTGGAAAGCTGTCGCAAGGACTCCCACCGCCATCGCGGCCGTCGATATGACCGGCGCGAGCAAGGACAGAGCCGCCCCGACCGCGATCAGTCCCGCCGCGATCTTCGCGACCAGGATGATCCAGGCCCGATTCGTCCGGATCCACTCGAGGGCGACAGTCGACCAGGTCCGGATCTTGTCGGTAATGTCCGTCATCGAGGGGGCCAGGCCCGCCCCCAGATGGAAGATCCCCATCTTCACGGAATTCCACAGGCGAGTGAATGCGTCGGTGAGCTCGGCGGCCGCGTTGGCGTCGTCCTCGCTCATTGTGTGGCCGAGGCGGTCGGCTTCCTTCATTAAGCCCTCGAGGCCCGCTCGCCCCTCGGCGAGCATCGGCAGCATTGCCGCCCCGTTGCGTCCGAAGATCTGGAGAGCCAGGCCCGCCTGGAGGGTCTTGTCCTGGACCTTGCTGAGCCGGTCAGCGATGACCATGAACTGATCCTCTGGCGAGAGTCCCTTGAGATCCTTGAAGCTCAGGCCGAGAGCCTTGAGGGTCCTCGCCTGGGTCTGGAGACCCGCCCCCGCGTCCCGGATGAAGCGGGCTTGAGACATAAAGCCTTTTTCCATCGCCTTGATATCAGTCCCCGCGATCTGGGCCGCGTGAGACAAGCGAGAGAGGAACTCGACCGACGTCCCGGTCCTCATAGACATCTTCTGGAGCTCGTCCCCCATCTTCGCGAAGTGAACGGTCGCCAGGGCCAGCGGGGCAGCGATCAGACCACCCAGCCGCATCATCCCGGCACCCATCTTCCGGACTGAAGCCGAGAACGCCTTGAGCTTGGCCTGGACCCTCTTGAGACCGGCCGAGACCATATCGCGGAGGACCAGCTCGACAAACGCCTTCCCAGCTCTCACACTTCGGCCAGCGACCATTAGAGGATATCCTTAAACAGGTCTCGGTGTTTCTCGATCACCTGCTCGAAAGCAGGCCGCATGAAGGGCCGCGGAGCATACTTGACGACTCGTCGGCGACCTGTTCGGCGACTGGTGATCCGGTGAGTCCCGCCGTACTCCAGCCGCTTCGGTGTCATCTTCGCTTTGGCGTTGCGGAACTCGAGCGGACCGATCACGACGCCGTCAGTGAACGGCTCATAAGCGAAGAAAATCATCTTCTTGAGCGGACTCTTGGCCCTGACAAAAGGCGGATCCCCTGGTGAGCTCGTCTTCTTGACCGACGTCCTGAGCGACCGCCTGGCGTCCATCCGGACGAACGAACCGAATCTAATCAGACTGCGGCGGACCCCCGCTCCGACCTTCCGCTTCAGCCCCTTCCAGTCCGTCTGGAGGCCGCGGACGTGAGTCGCTATGTCTAACCGTGCTTTGGACAAGATCGCCGCCTCCTAACTGCTTCAGCAAATCGAAGGCCTCAGCCTTCTGGTTGACCTCGGGCCGCCTGGCCGTCGGTCGCTTCTCCGCGTAAGGGTGAAAATCGGCCGGCTGAAAGACCCGCTGATCCTTCGATCGGTTGACGTTGCATATCAGACTCATAATCGCGGAGGTGTGGTTCCAGGCCGCCTTCTGACGGCCGCCACTCATCCAGATCAGCTCTCGGAGACTGAGGGGACAGGGGTCGACTCCGATGGATCCAGCGATCTCGAAGACGAGCCGCCACTGGTCTCCTCCTCGGCCATTGCCTTCTCGACCAGAGCCTCCATGTCCTGCCCCTCGATCATCCTCTCCGCCCGGTTGAGCAGGAGCGTCTCCGCCTCGGCCATCTTCGCCAGGGCCAGCTCCAGGACCTTCCTCTTCCGGGGGCGGGAAAAAAGCACGATCTCAGCCAATAAAGCCTGAGTCGCCGCCTCGATAGAATCTCCCGCCATCGCCTCCAGGAACTCGAGATCGGTGACTGACTTCTTCTCCGCCTGGTCACTGATCAGGCAGAAGATCACCTCACACAAGAGCACCGCGTCGACCGAGAGCTGACCGACCATCTCGCCGACATCCTCAGACAATAGATCGAAGCCGACCAGGTCCTTGACCTTCTTCGCCGATCCTACATTCAGGCTCAGCGTCCAGCTTCGCTCATTGTTGTCTAAAAATGTCTGCATTATGAAACGGTTAACCATTCAGGGGTGTTGTCGGACTTCGTGATCTTCACCGTAACGTCGACCATGAGAGCCTCTTCCAGAGCTTCACTTCGCGAGAAGTTCACCACCGAAAAGTCGGCGTGAAGACCCTGGGAGCCAGTTGTCGCGATCGCTCCGTCCATGAAGGCCAGCTCGATCGAGGTATTGTTAAAGAACGCGTCTTTAAAAGCGGTGAAGTCCGCGTCGGCCGTGTCCCAGACCATTTGGAAGTCAACCGAGCCGTCCTTGAGCGTTCCGACCGACTGGCGGAATCCACCGCCGCCCCTGGTCGTGACGTCCGCGTCACCAGCTTCCAGGTTGATCGTAACGTCCTTGAGATTCGTCACCTCGTCCCATGTTGGGGAGGCCCAGCTCGCCGTGTTTCGATATGCTTTCGCGTTTAATCCTAAAACCAAGGCCATCAGATCACCTCATTTTCCTATAGTTGATTTCGAGAGACGTGAGGAACTCACGCCGCTCCTGTAAAACGTCCGGGTCGAAGAGAGGCGAGTGATCCGTCCGGATCCAGGTCGCCCCGCTCTGAGCGGTAAAGTCGAGCCCGTCCTTCAGCTCTTCCACCAGGTCGAGCATCGCGTCGAGCTCCGTCGTCGAGTCCGGGTCGATCGGCTTCCGGATCCCCACGATCACCATATAGTCGTGTCGGCGATCGCTTCGGCTCTCCAGACTGATCTCTTCAGCAGCCGCCCAGACGCTTATGTCCAGGCCCGCCAGGTCTTCCAATGCAAAACGCGGAAGGGCGACCCGCTTCGCCGTATACGACTGGCTCAGCGTCAGCCCGTTAAGGCTCGAGACCAGTCCGTCGGCAATATCGCCAATCACGCTCACGTCAATTGACCTGCTTCGTATGAACTCGAATTATGGCCCGATAAGGATCGGACCAGGTGTAATGGCGAGACCCGCCGAGAGCCATCACCGGGAAGGTCAGCTCCTCCCCGGCGACGGTCTCGCGGATCTCGTCGCCCCGCTTCGGCTTTACACTTGCTCCCCCGAGCTTGAGATCGTCGGCGAGGATTAGATAGTCTCTCGCCTGGTGACTCTCAATGATCCCGGAGGATGTCTCCGTCTCGAAGTCGGTACTCCCTGGGACCGCCGTCAGGTCGACCACCTGGTCGTCGCGGACGTAACGGATCAGAACCCCCGCGGTGGTGGCCATCGTCCGGAAGCTCGATTCAATAACAGAGCCAAGTGTCAAAGCACGCCCCCCCCACTAGCTGACAAGAGCCTCGACGTCCGAGACGTTGTCGGTCACAACGATCGGAATCCCGAAGGCCTGGTCCGGGAACGGAGCAGGCGAGCCGGTCGGATTCGTTGCCGTTCGACTCGCTTGGAGCTGTTGCAGACTCCGACGAGAACAGAACATGAACGAAGGACCGCGGCCCGCGGGGAACTTGGCTATAGCCGAGCTGATCAGAGCGTCGGTGAGCCCTTTCCCGCTGTCCTCGGTGATGTTGGCAATCCGGCCAGCGGAATAAGCCCCGCCGACCTGAAGACCGCACCAGGCGGTGACAGGCGTATAGTAGGCCGGATAGCTGCCAGCACTGGACCCGGCGAACTTCTGGATCGAAGTCTCGCCGACATCGATCACGCCCTCTTGACCCCAGACGACGTGGACGTCTGAGAGACCAGAGCGGACCAGGTAGAGACTCGAGCCGGTCGAGGCGGTTGTCCCGCCAGCGTCGACGACTGTCCCGTCCGAGAGAGCGTTGAGCTCGTCGGCCAGGGCGTTAAACCCGCTGGTATTGTCGCCGTTGATCAACTCGTCCTCGGCTTTCGCCATTGCTGCTCGCAAATGGTCGATCGCCTGGGTCCCGAGCATCGCGGCCCAGCCGCGCTCGTCACTCTGAGCGACCGCGACGTCGACACCGAAGGTCGCGTCGAGAATCGAGAGCGTAACACTGACGGTCGAGTATGTCCCGAGAGAGAGGTCTCGGCCGTCGTTCTCAGCCCGGAAGCCGACCGTCGGGTTGGCGGTCTTCTTCAGGTACTTATAGGTATAGCCCGCAACTGAGCGAGCTGCCATGCGTGCCAGGACCGGAGCGTCGTCGAGGACGTCGCTGATGATCCCGATATCGAGGTCGGAGTCGTTGAACTTCGTAACCTCGGTGGTTGTCATGAAACTATCTGCCATCGGAAATTATCCTTCCGTGTTGATGGTCTTCGTTGTCACTCTTTCGAGCTCTCGAATCGAGCCGCAAAAGCCGCTGCTCCCAGGCTTCCGACCTGGGACCTGTAACCGTTGATCCTGGACACCCGCTCGCCGTTATCGTCGCCGTGGGCGACTGTAAACTCGAGAGCGTCCGCTTCGCCGCGACTAACTGCCGCAAGCTGGCTCTTGAGAGCTTCGATCTCCTCACGAAGATCATCTCGCTCCTGGATCACTCCGCTCATGTGACGGTCCTGGGCTTCTTCAAAGCTCAGACCCTCGGCAAACCAGAGGCCGCCGTCGGGGCCGAAATTCGATATGAATCTCGCACATTCGCCCCGTATGTCGTGGTCAGACAACTCGACGACCGCTTCTTCGGTCACTTCCTCAACGACGTCCTCGTCGACCACTTCGTCGACCAGGTCGTCCGTCTCGGTCTCGGCCACTTCCGTCAATTCCTCATCGACGATCGCGTCTTCGACCTGAGTATCGTCGAACTGTCGTTCGTTGTTCTCGGTCATGTTCTCTTCTCCAGTTAAAACCTCGACGACCACGTTGTCGCCATTGCGAAAAACCTCAGACTCAGTATTTTCATCAGCCCCATAGGGACAAACCGCACACCCGCGGAAGGGCCACTCGCGGACGACCACGCCGGGGCCGTCGAATTGATAGCCGTTAACGAGGACGTTGTCCCCGTCCGCCACTTCCTCGAGCTTGATGCCCGAGCCGCCGAAGTTGATCGACGCCTCATACGGGACACCCTGCGACGACTTGTGAGTGATCTCGGCGGCCCGGTCGCCGTCAGTGAACGAGACCAGGCGACCAGTCGCCTCGAGACCCTCGTCCGTCACCTGGAACTGATCCAGGTAACCGATGATCTGGTCCGGGTCGTGGTTGTAATCCAGGACTATCCGGTCCTTATGATTGACACCGGCCAGATCGTGCACGATCCGGCCCCAGAACCAATGATCGATAGGCTGACTCGAGCGAGCCAGCATCCGGACCCGACCGCTCTCGTCTGCGGTCGTGAAGCCGAAGTCGCTCGCCTTAAACGTGAGAGCCGCTTCAGGGACGTCGCGGCGTTGTGTCTTCTTGTTCGTCATGCTCATGCTCGCCCTCATCGGAGATGATGATCTTATCGGTCGCGACGGAGATTCCCGCGTCGCGGATGTATTCCTCTTCCCTCGCCAGTTGATCGATCACGTCGCGGAAGTCGCGGCCGTGTCGCTCTTTGATAACCTGGCTCCTGGTCTTGAGCCCGGCCGCTATGGCCAGGACGTCGCCCTTCACTTCTTTCGATGGATCCCACCAGGGCGTCCCGTCGTGGACCCACTCCCAGGCGACGGCGCCGAGATCCATCCCGGAGGGCAGGGCCAGGTGTCCGTCCTCAATGAACAGGCCGAGCCGCCAGAGCGTGATCCGGTCGAGTGTCTCCCGCAGGCTCCCCCGCTTACTCTTACAGCTCTTCTCATAGTGAACCTGGGCGGACTTGGCTCCGAAGTAATTGGTGAAGCTCTCATCGTAATAGCTGAAGGGTATATCGAGACACTTCAGAGCAACGCCCACCATTGTCTGCATAAACGTCTGGAACTCTTGCGGCGGGCTCTTGCTCTCGAGGAACTCCGCTCGGTCGCCTGGCTCCAGATCGAGCTGGACTGGCCCACGGCCGAAGTCGACGTCGTAGCCGGCCCCGTCGCTGGAAGCCGCCGCTCCGAATTCGTCCGGATTCTCGCGGTAGAAGGCGAGCCCGAAAAGCTGGCTGACCTTCATCTTGGCGAGGGCATAATCGGCCCCCTCGTAGACATCCCGGAAAGAGTTGATCGCCGGGGCCATCGGTGAGACGCCGCGGATCTGATCGAAGCGATCGAAATATCCGACGTGATAGACATTGCCAGCCCGGACCATCCGCTCGAATTCGTATCCGCCCGACTTGGTCCGGCCGTGAACCGCGATCGACTGGAGGCGGCCGCCCTTGCTGACTCGGCAGCCGTGGACCAGGCCATCGTCGCCGGAGGAATTGCCCATCGAGTCCGTCCGGACCCGATCGCCCTCGATCGCCTGGAGATGTCCGCTCGACATCTTGACCAGGAAGACGTCCCCGTCGACCGTCCGCCGTTCTTCCGCCAGGCGGATCATCGAGGGGAGCGAGTGTCGGCCGGAAACGTCGCAGTTGAGCGGGCGCGAGTACCACTCGAGGAGAGTCATTAGCTCGCGGTCGAGTCCGTCGTCGCCGGTCCTCGGCTGAAAGCTAAAGCTCGAGACGTAGTCCAGGTGTCGACGAACCGCCCAGGAGGCGATAGAGAAATTCTGGACGATGTCCCTGGTGGAAGCGACCAGCCGCTTCCGCTTTGTGGGTGTAAGAATGTTATCGACCGCCTTGAGCCTCGTCGAAGGGGCTCGGCGTTTCGTGTCGGTCTCGGAGGAATCGTAGGCCATCTCGGTCGGCTTCCTCGTCGGCCGACGTTGCTGGCTTCTGTTTCTGTTTCTCTTCTTCGTTGCCATTAGTTGAGCTTGATCCTGGCCTTTAATGGTCGCGTTCCTGACTCAGCTCCGACTCGTCTCTTCCAATAATTTAATTCTGAGATCGCTTGAAAACGATCGAAGCGTGTCGCCATCCCGTCGACCTGGATACTGACCACCCCCACATTGCTCGCCAGGGCCGCCTCCAGAGCTGCCACCATCTTCGCCGCCGTTGTCGTCGGGGCAGAAATGGCGTCGGCGTTTGTAATCGATTGAACCATTGCTCAATTGTTGCGAGTCAGAGCTCCGACGGAAAACAGAAACAGCCGAAGATAATCGGCGAGTGAATATAATCAGTCGAGCGGATCTCGCCGGCCCTTAGAATGAGCGCAAGCACGGAGCCCGCTGGCCCAGGGAGGGGCGGAGATGACTCGAGTCCTGGTGATAGGGGACACCCATTGCCCCGCTATGCTCGACAACTATGTCGACTTCCTCGTCCAGGTTAAGAAGCGACACAAGACGACCAGGACGGTCCACATCGGAGACGTGGCAGACTTCGCCGCGATCTCGTTTCATGAGAAGAACCCTGCCAGCCCGTCGCCTGGTGACGAGTACCGCCAGGCCCTCGAGCAGGTGACCACGATCAAGCGGGCTTTCCCGCGGGCGGTCGTGATGACTGGAAACCACGACGCATTGCCACGCCGCCAGGCCAGGGCGGTCGGGATCCCCGCGGAGATGATCCGGTCGCCCGCTCAGATCTGGAGCACCCCCCGCTGGGACTGGCGACCCCGCTTCACGACGTTCGATATAGACGGCGTCAAATACGCT